TTTTTGTCTTTATACCTATCAGTTTGTTCCAAATCTCCGGATATAAAGAATTTACTATTGAAACCAATTCTTGTCAATAGTAATTTCATTTGATTTGGTGTTGAGTTTTGTGCTTCCTCAAAAATAAGGATTGAATTATCTATATTCATACCTCTCATATAAGCAAGGGCAAATACCTCAATTATTTCAGCTTCCTTTAATTTTTCTCTAGCTTCTTTACCTATTATTTTATTTAAAAGATAATAAGATGGAAAAATATAGGGATCTAACTTTTCTTCAAGATTACCAGGTAAGGAACCTAATTTTTCTTCAGCTTCAACCGCTGGTCTTACAATAATAATTTTTTCATAAGAATTGTCCGGATCTATAAGTAAATCAACCGCCGCTTTCATTGCAATAAATGATTTACCAACACCGGCGGGACCTGATGCAATTGTGATTTGATTATTTTTTAAAAGGTTGTAATATTCTTCTTGTTGTTCTGATAAAAATTTATTTCTTTGTTTTTTCTTTATTACTAAATTTATAAAATCTTTTTTTGATAATGGTTTTAATTCATTCTCGTCAATTTGTGTTGATGGTTTTTTTTTCGTCATTTTACATTAATTACCATATCGTTTATTTTATTCCAATTATTTATAATAGTAGGAAATAAATGGTTTTTGTAATCATTATTTAACTTAATTAAATCTTCCGGGTCATCTTTTCTAGTTTGTGATTCGTAATGATATGCGACACATTCACTATTTGTAATATTAATTAAACCTTTTGATTTAACAATAATGTTTAATTCAACATCTTCAAAACAAGTGGTATAGTTTTCATTAAACATACCAACATCAATAAATGTTTTTTTACGAATCATTAATAATCCACCGGTATTACCAATAACATTATGTGTTGTTGTAGAATAATTATAATAATTACTAATATTTAGATGACTAACATCAATTTTACCAATACTATTTTTTATAACTATAACACCGTCGTGTTGTATTGTATTATCACCAAAGTGTAATCTACACCCAACAGTTCCGGTTTTTTTATTCATTTCAAAAACAGACAACATACCGGTAATAACATCGTTTAATAATTTTATATCATTATTTGAAAATAGTAAAAATTCAAACTCTTCTGTTATGTGATTTTTTACGACATCGTTATTTATTTTTGCAAAATTATAATATTCGTACTCAATTAATTTAATATTTGATTTATTAGAAATATAATTTTTTATTTGTGTTTTTTCATCATCTGTAGACCCAGTGTCGGCTATAAAAATATTAAATACATCAAAATCACAATGTTCATAAAATGAGTTGATACAATTAAACAACATATCAACTTTACCTTTTGTTGGTATTATAACGGCAACCTTTCCTAATTTTTTAAAATTTTTTCTTTTTATTTCCGGAACGTATACTTTTTCTGGTTTTAAATCTATGGGTAATTTACTACCCCACTTCTCAACAAATTTATTTTTAGATTCAAAAAATTCTTGATTAGGTTGACCAACAGATTGGTGGGTAATTTCAAAAGATGATGTTATACCAATTTTTACACCATCTAAATAATTTGGGACAGCAAATCCGTGATCATAAAAGTGAAATTTACCATACGACTCATCAAATTTGTGTTTAATTTTTGTTTTATTAAATGCTATAAATAAACCATCAACTGTAACTACCGGAACTAAAAATGGTAATTTTGGTGAATATTTACTTAACCATTTTTTTTGGTTTGTTGGGTGGTGATAAACTTGACCAACCATTGTTTGAAACATACGTTCCCAATATACTCCACTTTCTGGAAAATAACAAGATCCGGCTTTTCCGATAATACCAAACTCTGGGTTATTTGAAAAATCCGATAATAGTTTTTTACCCCAATTGTCTTCAAGTTTTATGTCGTTATGACAACAAACAATAATATCATAAATTGATTCTGTAATACCACTATTATAGATTTCTGATAATGAATATTGATTATGATTTTCGTATTCTAATATTTGAACATCTTTTACTCCAACCGTTTTTAATAAATGTTGTTTAAAATTAAGGTTATATTCAAAATCTTTATGTGTTGAATAAATTATTGTAATCATTCTTTAAAATTTTTTTCATAATGTTTTTTAGCTTCGACCTCTTCTAGTTCATATTTTTTTGCATTAAAAAGTGATTGGTGACCATTACCCGTATCGGAAAAATACGCGTGTGTTATGTATTTGTCTATATCAAAATTTTTAAATTTATAACCTAAATCAACCATTTGTTTAAACCACAAATCACCAATGTCCATTATAAAATAACCACCAAAAGGTACAACTCTTTTATCTTCCAAAACCTCTTTTCTATATAAGTCAACATTTATTAACATACACCATTCATTTATTCTACATTCTGGTAGTGGTAATGGTTTTTTTGTGTCAATATGATTTTTTTTAATATAAGTCCTTGATGTATTATATTTATCAACAAGTTTTGAGATGTCGTCATAGTTAAAATTATTAACTAAATTTTTTTCTAATCTATCACCACTACATAAGTTTTCAGAAAATAGTGGACAATTCCAACACTGACCAACTCTACCAATACCAAATAAATTTTCATCTTCGTTTAATAATTCACCAACAATGTCTTTTTGGAAAAGAACATCATTGTGTATTAATAACATATGAGACTTATCAGTATTGTTTAACCCATACTCATATCTTAATGACATTTTATAGTCATTATCTTTGTGGTATAGGTTAAAATCGGTCACTAAAATCCATAAAAATTGTTTTGGTTTAAATCTGATTAAACCATCGTAATTTACTTCATTTTTAATTAGTTCAAAATTGTAATCATTAGGTTGTTTTTCTTCTTCAATAAGATATATTTTATCAATATGTTGTGAAGAATGTTTTAATAAACTTTTTAGTGTTATTATTGTTTGGTACGGTTTACCAAAAACATTTAGGCATACATCAATTTTTTTCATATTATTATTTAATTAATTCGTATTCTTTGAAATTAAAATTTAAATTATATTTTTTCATTAAAAAAAATAAATCCTCTTGCGGTGACTTACTAAATCTGCCTTCGTAATCCCCACCAACAGGTTTTGTGTGTATAATCTCAATCTCATCAATAATTGCTATTTTATCTTTTGGGTAATTTAAAATTTTTGGCCATAGTAAATCTAAACCCCAACCAGATTCAGAATAATCAAAAGTATCAATTAATGATACTAAACACTCTTTACTCATCATTGGGCACATAATTTCAACAAAATTTGTAAATCTTAAAATACTATCATTTTTTTTATTTGTGATTTTATGTGATGTATATCCAGAAGCTGATGGTTGAGATAATAATAAATTAAATTTCTTGTGTAAATCAAAAAGTTTATTTATTGATTTTGAATCGATATTTAAATCGTCATCCGGGAACCAAAAAATCTCATAATTTTCTATTAATTCTTTGTTTTCATTTAAAAAATTTTTAATAATTTTCCACTTTTCACCTTTAACATTAAAAGAGTTAAACCCTTTATTTTTTAATTCAGTATGGAAATCGTTATTTTCGTAACACAGAAATATAATGTCAAAACTATCATCTAATCCCAACCAATTATTATATAACGAATCTTTACCCGTTGGCGTTATTATTAAATTTTTTTTCATTTTGATTTTTTCCCAATAAAATTTTATCTAAGTGTGTTATAAATTGATAATACTTTATCAAAATAAACACTATTTAAGGATTTTAAATAACATTCTTGAGCAAAATAACCATCAGCATCATAACGATTAATAATCCATCGACTAGGACCAACAATATTTTTTGATACTATGAAATTGTGGCTGTCAATACCCCCAACAATAATTTCATCACCAAGAAGTCTTAAATCACCATTATTATTTAATTGTTTAAACGATATGAAATCATTCTCTAAATCTTTTATTGTTTCCCATAAATCTTTATGTATTGTTGTGTCATCATCATTAAAATATATGTGACCATCAATTATCAAATCTAAAGCATAATTTCTTTGGGAATTACCAGAAATGCTACTTGAATTTTTATGGTGATATATTTCACAATTTTTAGGAATAAGTTCTTCATTCGGTAACGATTCTGAATCACATACTACAATCCATCTATAATTTTCTTTAGGAATATTAATTGAATCCGATATTTTTAATAAATTTTCGGGTCTTGAGCAAGGTGTTATTATATTTAAAAACATATTTAATTTATTTCTTTAATAAAAAAACGGCAATGCCATTCCACCACCCATCTTTATCGTGAGTGGTTTCATTATTATTATTTAATCTAATTTCTTTACTCCATAAAGTTGTTAAATTTAAATCTGATATGGAATTATTAGTTGCTAATCTAACCTGTTCCCAATTCCAATCATCAACAATTAAGATAAATTCATCTTCCATTGAATCAATAAAATGTGTTAAGGATTTGTAATGTGACTCATATGTGTGATTACCATCATACAAATAAATGTTAAATTTACCGATAGAATTTAGATTTATTTTAAAACAATCAGATTCAATGTAGGTTGCTAAATTCCTACCTTTATATTTTTCAAAATTATTTAAAAATTCATTTTTAGGTCCCCCAAATTCAGACCAATTATCTATACATAAAATTTTTGACGAATTTCCACACATTGCCGAACAAACAGAACTACCTTTCCAAGTGCCAATTTCTAAATACTTTGATCCCTCAATGGTTAAAAGGTTATTATATAAATGTCTGGTTTTAATACCAGTCATACCGTCTAGTTCTTTTATATATGTATCAATTTTTGATATACCTTTTTCAGCATTATCAAAAAATAATTCTAATTTATTTATCATTTCTATGTAAAATTAATAATTTATCATTATCCCAATTTGGTGAATATTTTAATTTATGTTCTGTTATTATAAAAGTAATTGATGAATAATATTTAAGAATGTCTAAAAGATTTTCTCGATATTTTTCTTCACTTTCTTGTCTAAAAATATCTTCAACAATTAATATACCCCCAGGATTTAAGTATTTGTGTACAACACTACAAACCGTAATTTGGTCATTAAATTCATGAGTACTATCCTCAATAATAATATCGTATTTTCCATATTTACCAAGACTATTCTCAATAGATTCTACACTTTTAACATTTATAAAATCATAAGTAGTTTTAAATAGATTTAAATCTTGGCCTTCTTTAATATATGAACTATTGAAATCAAAACCAAACAATTCGGCGTTTGTAAAGTAGTCCCTCCAACACAACATAGACATATTATCTAATACACCAATTTCGGCCAGTTTTATATTTTTATATCTCAATGAAGAAAATAATAGATCATAAACTGCTGTATATGGATGTCTATGACCACTACCGTGCAATGTTACTTGATTAATAGTATTGTAAGGTGATTTATCTGTTGGGTACTTTACACCCAACTCACATAAATCAGTCTTAGACATTGTAGAGTCAATTATAATACTGTTTATTTTACCGTTAAATTCCTGTAGAACCGAATCCATTATCCCCCCTGCTTTTTTCGTTTATTTCTTCTACTCTAACCAAGTTAATCCATTTTCCACTTACAACAGGACAAATCACTCCTTGTGCAACTTTTTGTCCCTTCTCAATTTTAACCGTTTCTTTTGTTGTATTAAATATAATAACTTTAATTTCACCGGTATATCCACAATTATGTATTAGATGGTTATTACAAAAAAAATTATGATTATTAGATATTGTAATATCATAAGTTTGTTTAATGTTAGATGTTATTTTTTTAATTTTACTTGTTTTCATTTATAAATTCTTTTAATTCTTTTATACTATAAAAAATTCTATAATTTGGGTATTCCTTTAGTGCGTAATATTTTTTTACATCAACCTCTTCAGTGTTCCACCCTTTCATTTCAAAAATATACGATTTTCCACTTTTAAAATCAACTAAAAAATCTGGAACATAGTGTCTATTTAAACCATTGTAATAATATTTTATTCTTATACCGTGTTTATTTGTCCAGTTAGTAATTTCTTCGGTTTCGTCAAATAACTCCATAGCACCCAATTCATATGATGATGAATATATAAAGTCCTCATTTTTTTTTGATGTGAAAACACCAGTTTTGTATTTATTTTTTTCATTTTTTAAAATTCCCAAACTATATAATTCTGATATTTTTTTTGACATATTTTCCCTATACTCAACACTTTTATTACACCTACCGTCATTTAAAACTCTTTTAATTGACTCTATTGTTTTTTTTCTGTAATCATCATCTTCCCACCTTTTTTTACTTGTTTCACTTATTTTTTTCTTACGATCTTCAGATACAACCCAAGTTTTAAACTCTTCACTTTTTTTCCAAATTGTAAGACCAGAAAAAACTTCAGGTGTTTCATTATGAATTTTTTTAAGTTTTTCTGACATTTTTTTCTTAAATTCGGGATCGTTATGTGTAATATTTCTAATTTTTATTTGATTTTGTTTATAATCATTGTTGGACCACATTTTTTTTGCCCTTTCACTTAATAATTCAGAGTGTTTTGCACTTTTGACTTTTGCCCCAAAATATAAGGTTTTATATTCGGCACTTTTCATATTGTGAACAAACTTTAAATGTTCCACAATTGAAAATTCTTTTTCTATACCACAAATTAAACATTTTACCATAATACTCTTTATCTTTATTGATAAATAGTATGTTGGTTAAAAAAAGTTTATAATTTCATCATTTTCGGTTAAATTTTTTGCCAACACAATACCTTTTGTTGTGTAAACTTCAGTATTTGATGTTACTTCTAAAATCCCACTTTCAGTTTCTATAATTAAAATTTCTTGTTTTTCAGTATCAAATATTTGTGATATTATATCTTTTTCAATTTCTAAAGTTTCTTCGTTAAATGAATATACTATTTCACCAATTTTAATTTCATTAATTGTTTTTTCACCATCAGTTGTTAGTATTTTCATATTTTCTGAAAAACAATCAACCGTTCCTGGAGAATTTAAAACCATAAGTCCTTGTTTTAATGCTAAACCACTCTTTGACCTTACTTGAATTTCATAACCATCCGGAATATCAAAATGTAATCCGGTTGGAATAAGCGCTCTACCAAAAGATTCAATTGTAATTTCTTCTGTTGAATATAAATCAAATCCAGAATCGGTTGGGTAAGCATATTCTGGATCAACCGCATCAACATTTGATGTTGAATATCTTAAAGGCATTGTTGGTTGGTATTCATCAAATCCTTTCTCCAAATCTTCAAATGAAAACCCAAGGTTTGAAAACATTGAACTTAGATCAATATCCTCATTATCTTCTTCGTTTGATAAATCTTTTGAAAATAAATTATCAATACTTTCCAAACTTTTATTTAAATCATCAAGGTCATTTTTTTCCATTAGTCTAAACTTTTTAATTTCATTATTGTATCTATCAGAACATTAACATCTTTTTCGCAATATTCCACTATTTCTTTTATTTTTTGTTCTTCCCAATATGCTTTATGGACATTCGCTCCGGTGATTTCACCATCCTTTGGTGTTGGTATATCCAAACAAGAACATAACAAATCTAATGACCCAATTGAACTATAGGATCCATATTGCCAGATTTCTTTGGTATCAATCGCTTTTATCTCCCAAGGTTTTGTATCATATGACGGAAGAATTTTTGATGGTTTAATTCCATTTATAATCATTCTTTTTGCCAACATTGGTATGTCAAAGTTCTTTAAATTGTGACCACACAAAAAGAATCCGAGTTTCTCACAACGATCAAGGACTGATCTAACATCCGTTAACAATTTTTTTTCATCGTCACCAAAGAATGATTGTTTTTTTGTTTCACCATTATCCAAGACAAATGCAACCGAAACACAAACAATTTTTGCAAACTCTGGAACAAGTGCTGTTCGTTTCTCAAAAACCTCATCACTGGTTAATCCGTTATCTTCCGGAAATCTTTTTGAGAACCAGTCAAAATATTTATTAAACTGTTCTGCGATTTGTGGACTAAATCTTTCGCAAGATTCCAAATTAGGACAACCACCAACGGTTTCAATATCCAGAAATAAAATTTTTGTTATTGGTATATTAATCATATATTACTTAATTAAAGATTTGTAAAAAGATGCACGTTCAGCCGTAACATTATTTAAATCATATTTATCTTTAACAGTTTCATATAATCTCTCACCAAGATCGGTAATAAAATTTGGATTATCAACAAGTTTCTTAATAAACTTAGTCCAGTCACTATGATTTTTTACCTCATCAACAAGAAGTGCATTCCCATCTGTAAATTCACCATTTTTAAGTGAGTGTTTTAAATCAATGGTATAAGGACCAACATTTGATGCGATCAATGCTTTCTTATAGAATCCAGCTTCAATTACCTTTAATTGTGATTTCATTCTGTTAAAAATATGATTTTTAATTGGTACTAATGAGATATCAAACTTCGCGTAATTTTTTGCATAAGTATTAACCGGTCTCGTCCAAACTCTAACATAGTTTTCTTTTTCAACACCAGGATAATCATTCTCGGTAAATGTATCCAAATATTCTTTATATGTTGGTGTTATAATTCTATAATCATTTGTGAATATTTTTTCATACTGAACCCAAACAGTTTCTTCTGGTCTGATTGCTCTTTGTGTTCTCTCACCGGTTTGTTTGTTGATTTCCGTTACAGTTCCACGAATGTCAAACCCACAAACATAATATTGTAACTTATCTTGTATTGGTGATAATTTTGACACCATACCGTCCAGTAATTTTAAATCGTGTAAGTGTGATGATCCACCTAACCAACCAACTCTTACCTTATCTGATGGTAAAGTCGGTTCATTGAATTGCGGTTCGTTTGGATCAATGGCATTCGGTAATACCAAAACATTTTTATTAAACTTACGAATTTCATTCGCAAATACTTCCGTTGTTGTTGTTACATAATCACAAGCCTTTAAATTCGCAACAATTTTCTCGTGAATTTTATTTTGAACAATTAACTGGTGAATTGGGTGTTCTTTTGTTGGTAACCAATAATCATCAATATCACCAATTACAATTATACCCATTGATTGTAATTGCTTGATAAATTGTGGTGTTCTATCCATATCGTGACCGATTGATCTATGGAAGTGAACAATTTGATACTTCTTCCAAAAATTTAAATCATCAAGATTAATGTTATACTCAATATCTACGTGAAATTCTTCCGGATACATATTTTGTAATTTAACATGTGGGTCAACAGACCTTACTTTCCCAACTCCAGATGTATCACTAGGGGCTACCAAAACATTAATTTTATTCATATTTTTCTATACTTTTATAGAAGTATAAACATTTAAAATGATCAAGTAAATTAATTTAAAACAAAAAAATCCCCCCAAAATTAATCGAGAGGATTCTGAATAATTGATGATACGCCAATTATTTTGTTGTCTTTCTAATCTTTGTTACCTTACCTTCAAAAATGTGTTGACCAACTTTGAATTTAAAAATATCATTTGATGAGGTTTCGGATTCAACAAGCAATCCATTTTCTCTTAAAACATCCTCAACCGTTTCTCTAATCACCTCTCTAATATCTTCATTACTAATTTGAGATTGTTTAGGTTGAGTTCTTTTTTGATTTTCAGTTATTGTTTCATTTTTCCCGTTATTCATTAATCTTGACGCTTTCTCAACTAACTCATTTGATAATGACGCTCCGGTATTAACACCCATTGTTGGTTGTTGAATTGGGTGTTCCATCATAAGTTGTTTAATTTCATTTGGTAAACGGGAGTTCATAATTCTATCTTGTGTTGGTGTCTCGGTATTATAAACCTTTTGTGGTTGTGATTCCTCAAGAATGTCTGATGGGATATTAAATTTTGCATTTACTGGTTGATAGTCCTCAACAATTGGTGTCGATGGTGTATCCTGTCCATTACTTCTGGTCATTGTATTATGTTTATCCATAATTTGTTTGGATACCATAAGTTTTCTTATTAAATCTTGTTCTGAATTCATATATTTTCTGTTTGTTGTTGATTATCAAAAACTGCGTTTATTATAACTCGTGTCATACTTTTATCACCACTTGGGTTATAACCGGGTCTCATCTCGTTAAAATTTTCTAATGTTGGTTTATAGTTTATAATCTTATCAACCCTAAACATTCTCCAACTTGGTAATGGTTTTTCTCCCAAGTATGCTCTGTGTGATGCCCCTTCCAAATCCCAAGCTCTTAAAACTGGATTACCGGCTTTACTATATCCATAACAAACTGGTTCAATAATCCTCAAACCCTTTCCTCCTGGCTCATCACCATCGTAATAAACAATTACTCGTTTTTTCTGTTTAATAGATGACACAATATCATCTACCGAAGCTATTTCAAGAATAAGGTTTTTATATACATTGTAAAGTTTCATTAAGCCGTAGGAGTTGTATATGGTTTGTCTTTTTGATACTCGTTAATTTTAATTTCATTAATTCTTTCAATAACATCAATTGATGATCCACCATTTGATGTATCCAAAAATGAACCGGTTCCTTTTCCTTTCTCATCACCATCTGATATTGCATCCTTATTTGTTGCAGAATAAGGATTTACCGCTTTGTAGTCATTTTTTGGGAACAACTTTCCTCTTTGTTGCTCACCAACCATACCCAATTCATTCATTGGTTGGCTAAAGTCTAATCTTTCACTTGCTGGCATTTTAAATTATTTTTTTTATTAAATCGTTTATCCTTTTAAGGTCTTCTGTTATTTTCAAATTATCAATTAATCCGTGATGATCTTTTGATGGATTTGCTAGGTTTGACACATCAGCCAACCAACCCAAATCTTTTGTTAATTCTTGGTCAATTTCGTGTGTTGTTAAATCTTGTTTAATTTGTTGATCCAACTTATCACCATTTCTCATTGATTCTAATGTCCTATCAACCCAAGCTCTCATTGTATCACCACCATTTAAAATGAATGGAGCGTCGGTTTTATCACCACCATAATTGTCAAAATAATTTTTTATTCTACCCAATTGTTGGTATGTAGCATACCCATTTGCCCTTAATTCTTCATTTCTATTATGACCCTCCGTATTTGCATCAGAATTTGGAACTCTTGTAAAACAAATATAAAGGTGATCCAACAATGTCTTTGGTAAATGAATTTGTTTATTATATAAATTACTATTCACTATCTTTTAAATGTTTAACAAGTTTATCAATATCAATACCTTCCTTGTCCGCAATTTTTGCAATTGATTCCAAGTTTCGCATTAAAATTTTTTCAACCGGGTTTGATGAATCAGTCTCCTTTTCTTTATTTTTTACAACATCATTATCTTTCTTCTTTTTTGATAATAATATCTCATCAAGCAAGGTTTCCATTTTTTCATTTTCAAGTTCTGATAATCTTCTTTTTGTAAAACAGTTTTTACATTTACCTTGTTTTTTTTCTTGGTCTAATTGTTGGTCGTATTTTTTTTCAAAACCAAATGTTTTACATCTTTCATCTCTTTCAATCGGATCTGAAATTCCCATTTCTTTCATTGTTTCCATACAATCTTTGTATGTGTTTTCATTTTCCGTTTCGTCAAAACCAAAAGCATCAGACATATCTTCCTCATCAATTAGATTACCTTCTTTTTCTTCCGACTCACCATAATAAACACGAATAAATGGAAACTGGGTTGTTCTTGACATCCTTACAGTTTGATCCAAAGTTTTGTTTGGGTGCATATTTTGTTGTAATATTGGAATGTTTGAACCCAAAGGTGATCCGTCAACATCAACAAGTTCGTCAATTTCACCACCATCATTTTCTTTATATTTTTCCGGAACCTCGCTTGTTAGTTTAATACCAACTTTGTTTGCAAATTCAACAATAAAAGGTGTTGCAAGACTTGAACCCGGAAAAATTTGAAATGCAATCAGAGGAATTAGTTTTAAAACATCTATTGATTGGTCTTTTATAAATTTTTTATCTTGGTCATCAAGTTTGAAATCTTTGTCCTTCATATAATCTTTTGCGGCCTTCATAATGATTTTAACAAGTAATCTCGTTTCCTTTAATTCACCAAGCGCCGTTTTCTTATATGATTTTAATTTATTTGTAATATATTCAAGTGAAGGAATAGATTCTTTCATCATCATTTTTCCCATAAAATTTTTTAATTTCCCTTCATTTTTTTTAGGAACTTCAACAACATTATCAGTTTCTTTTGCTTCGTTTAAAGTATCAGAAACAGAATAATGAACGGATATTTTATCCCCCTTATCTTTTAAAAAGAAATAAAATGGTTTTTTGAAATATTCCTTGTTAAATTCAATCATAGATTTTTTTAATAATAAATACTTTGATTTGTAGTATTTATCAAGAAAAGAAATGGCATATCAAAATATTAACCAATATGTTTATCAGAAGTATCGAATAAATCTGCAATATGATGGAAATGATATGTCCTTAGCTTCTGATGAAAATGATTTTAATCAAGAAGTTGTTTTTTCTCCATTTATAATTGCTGATACATATGGAAAAAAACTTCCAATAAATATTGATATTGACAATCCATTAACAGCACAACCACTTAATCTATCATACAAAGATTACAATCTCAACAATGTTTTTGTATCCCAAAACTATTATAACCCAGATAATTTAAATTTGGATTGTTTATCGGCCGGAACTGTATGTGACATTGGTCTTACGGGAATTGATAATGGTCTTGTTAATAAAATGACCGGTGAAACATTATATTTTACGGAAGGAATTTATGAGGATGCCGTAAAGTTTGATAGAATGCACTACGACAGAAGATTCAAAATGATACAAGTGACGGGTTATACCGGAACATACAATAGATTTTCTGGATTTACAAAACAAACTTTATATGAGGTCATAAGCAAGGAAGATCCAATTGCCGGAAAATATCACGAATTATATGGTGGTTTTTATCAAGGATTTTATAAGTTATTTGGTTATGATTATGAGGTTATACCAGAAAGGGTTGCCAAAGGGTGGTCCGTTGAAATGGTTTTAAAACCAAGATTAAATAATGAATATGCCCCAAATTCGGGTGAAACAACATTAAACTTATTATATCCAAAAAATAAAAACACATTTTTTTATTTGGGGACAAGGGCCGAGAATAAATTTTATCACCACGCGGATGGTCACCCAAATTGTTTTACCGGATATACAAGGGTGACAACACCACTTTCCGGTTGTTTGGAAACTTGCGCTTGTTGCAATAAAACGGTTACAAATAGCAGATGTATATATGTTTATCCACCAAGGTCAAAAGACAATCAACACGATCCACATATTAATTATGGGTGTGATAAATGTAATGGAATAAAAGAAATTAAACTTACTTGTGGTTGTGATTGCAACGATAAACCTTGTGATACTTGTGGGTGGGAATGTCAAACACATAATTGTGGGACAATAATTGAACCAACGCCCACACCAACTCCGACACCAACCCCGACACCAAGTTGTGATACACCAGCACCGGCTTGCACGCCAACTTGTGAGGAATGTAAAACTTGTGATGACTGCATTACTTGTGGTCCAAGCGGATTTACATCAGTTGAAAATACTTGTGAGAAGGATCCATTATATGATTTAATGTCAAATAACATTTCATTTAAATTATGTGGTGACCCAAAAAATCCTTCAATCGGAGTTAAAGTTTTAAGATTTACTGGTGGTTGCGAAACAACCGGGACTTGCATTACAGGACAAACATTTTTAAGTGGATATACAATTGAGGAATATTGTTCTCCTCCGATATATTCAAAATGTGCAAACGAAAATCCATCTTGGTTAGATTTGGAACATTGGTTCCTAGTTGATGTTGTTTGGTCCAGATATACAAATTATGATTTTTGTGATTTAAAATATTTTGGGGGACTTGCCGATATTACGGAGATAAAACACCTTCAATCACTTGCAAACAATGCGGCATCACTTATCGCACCACCATATACAAGAAAAGGTGATGATGGTGAAACGATTGAGATTGTTAATTTAAATAAAAAATGGTTGGAAGAAAAGAAACATAGATTGGGAAGATTAAAAATCTATGTCAATGGAAAACCAATCTATACATTGGAGAACTTTGAGGAAGTTATTCCAAGAGCGTTAAATACCGACAAAGAAAGACAACTTGCCGTTCCGTTTAACATATCTTGGGGTGGTGGAACACAAGGTCTTCACGAAAATTTAACATTTTCATCTTGTTCCGGTTTGACCGACAATTATATTCAAGACCCAGAATGTTTTCCAACTTCAGTTTTAAGTGGAACAAGTTTATCTGGATTAACAACAAATATTTTATTGGAACAAGAATTTGGTGGAACTTTTGAAGGTGCCATTTCACAATTTAGAATGTATGTTGAACCTTTGAGTGGTGATGAAATTAAACATAATTTCTTATTGCTTAAAGATAAATTTGGAATGTTTAATCCAGATTGTCCAGATTGTGGTGGTGAATTTTGTGAAGTTGATGATTTTACATATACAATTATTACACCTACACCAACAATAATACCAACCACTACACCGACACCAACTCCTACACCAACACCTACTGTCACGCCTACACCTACTCCAACACCTACAATTGAACCTATCTTGTTGGATTTAACAATTGAGGTTATAATATCTTCAGGAAGTATTGTTTCAAATATTGTTATTACAAACTCATATCCTGTGCCAGAAAATGTTAATGTTAAATTTACAAAATATCTTGTATTAGATGGTGGAACTCAAACACCTATTAATGTTGATTTAACAATACCAAAAGGTGAAACTAGCGTCACACAAGAAATTATAATAAATGAAGATTACTCAAAATTAACTGATGCCACATTTATTGGGGAACCTATTGTTGATATGGAAAATGTTGATTCGGTTAATATTAGTATTACCGAAAATAGAATAATTGAATATGTGGATCCAGTTATACCATCAATTACGCCTACACCAACTTTAACACCAACACCTACACCTACTTTAACACCAACACCTACACCAACTTTAACACCAACACCTACACCTACACAAGTTGCTAATTTACCAAAAGTATATTATGGGAAATATACAAGACAAAATTTTGTGTTAAATGAATTAAATTTATTGACAATTATTGAAACAAATAAAATTGTTGATAATTATTTATTGTATAGTAGTGATCCTGGTTATTGTTATATTTTAATACCAAGTAATCTACAACAACCAACAATATTTAGAAATAGTAATGAGGGTTGTAGTGGTTTTATTATACCTTTCACTAGACTTGATGATGTAACGATTATTGATTCTGGTGGAGAAAATATTATATATTATGTATATAGATCTTTTGTATCAACTAAAGCTGATGTTGATATTTGGATCTGTGATTAAAAAAAATTTATATGTAAATGTCAAATTCTGAACTAATAGGTGGTATTGGTGTAATGGGCTTTATTAGTCCGATGGACACAGAAGACACCTATGCTGTAATTGATCCAATTTATGGTATTGATGGTTTAAGGAATGTTGATACGATTGAGGATTTAAATTCTATATCGTTTGAGCGTCGCAGACCAGGAATGATAGTTGGTGTAAATGGGGGTAATACATATTATAAATTAAAAAACCTAGCAGATTGGTTATTTGACATTTCAGATTGGTTAGAGCTTGATTTAACCAAAGTAATTCACATTGATAAAGAAATACCACTAGGTTTGATTGACGGTATAAATGAAACATTTGAATTATCACAAACACCAATTCCTGGATCAGAACATGTTTATTTAAATGGACTTCTTCAAGATGAAAATGAAGATTACATTATGGAATTTAACTCAATTAAATTTATTGAACCACCATTAATCGGAATGAAACTTAGGTGTTCATATCGAGCTTAACAAAAAAAAATAAAAAAAATTACATATAAGGCTGTTTAACGCATATTTATAAAATGTAAAACAAAAAAAAACAATGGAACAAAATTTAAAATACACAACTAGTGATTTATATTTAGCCGCATACTTAAAATTAAAAGGTTCAAAAATGGCTGTTGAAAAAATTAAAAATAAAGCAATCTTTGTTTTTGAAAAAACTGAAGAATTGACACAATATGTGAATGAATATCTAAATGAGAGTGGTTCTTGTGAACCGCTATTATACACTAATTCAATAAAGAATTTAAAAAATTTATTATATAATTTATAAAAATTTTGTCTTTTTTGAATTTATGGCATATTTATATTAAAAAAGATTAGGTTCTTGCCTAACAATTATTTATATCTTATATTAATCTTCCTAAAAAAATTTAAATTTATATTAAAGGATATTCTACCCTAAAGTAATATCCTGGTCTATTATTTATCAAAAAACATAAGCTCCTATGTTGGAACTTTTGGTGTGAAAGAACACATTTATCTTTAATAAATTTTTTAATTAAAAATTATGGCACAAACTAAAATTGTATTGGACAGACAGTCCGACTTAATCCTAACCAACGCCACCATTACCAACCCAGATGGTCTTGTTATGGCGGACATTTCCGGTTTAGATTCTACAGTATTATCTATTGATACGCAAGTATCTAGAGATATTTCTTCTGAAGCTTCTAGCCGTATTTCTGGTGATGCCTCTTTATCAACCGCATTGAGTGTTGAAAAATCTTCACTTGTTTCTGCTGACGCTTCATTGTCTGTTGCAGTATCAGTTGATTTATCTGCTGAAGTTTCTTCAAGAATTTCTGGAGACGCGTCTTTATCTTCTGCAGTATCTACTGAAGCTTCTTTAAGAGTTGCTGGTGATGAATCATTGGCTGCAGATCTTTCTACAGAAGTAGAAAACCGTATTGCTGATGTTAGTGCTGAAGAATCTCGTGCAATGGTTGCTGAAAATTCATTACAAAACAATATTGATGCTGAAGCATCTTTAAGAGTTGTTGGTGATGAGAGTTTAGAAGCCGCAATGTCGACTGCTGATGCTTCATTGGATTCTAAAGTATCTAGTGAAACGGCAAGAGCTGAGTCTGCTGAATCTTCATTAGAGGACAGAATTGATTACATTGTTTCTAATGTAGATCCTGCTGCTTTGGATTCATTAACTGAAATCGTTGGTGCATTCCAATCTGCAGACGGTGATTTGAACGGAGCTATTACTTCATTGGCTACTGCTGCTGCGTCTTCATTATCCGCTGAGGTTTCTAGAGCTACAAGTGCTGAAGCGTCTTTAGCTTCTGACCTTTCAACTGAAGTTGATGGTAGAGAAGCTGCTATATCATTAGAAGAAGCTGCTCGTATTTCTGGTGACGCTTCTGTTCAAGCTAATCTATCAACAGAAGTTGCTAATCGTGAAGCTGCCGTATCTACTGAAGTTTCTTCAAGAATTTCTGGTGATGCTTCTATCGCTGCTAACCTTTCAACTGAAATCGTTGATCGTTCAAACGCGGTAAGCGCTGAAGCTTCTGCAAGAGTATCTGGTGATGTTTCATTAGAAGGTAAAATTTCTGCTGACTTATCAACTGCAAACGCTTCTTTAGATAATGCGTTGTCTGTTGAAATTTCTGCTCGTATTTCTGATGTTGATGCTGAACAATCAAGAGCTGAGTCTGTTGAAGCTGTATTATCAAATGATTTATCTGCTGAAATTTCTAACAGAATCGTTGATGTTGACGCTGAAGAATCTAGAGCACAATCTGTTGAAGCTTCTATCGCAGCTGGTTTATCAACTGAAATCGTTGATCGTTCAAATGCGGTAAGTGTTGAAGCATCTGCAAGAGTATCTGGTGACGCTTCTTTGGCTAGTGGTTTATCTGTTGAAGTATCTCGTGCAACAAGTGCTGAAGCTTCATTGGCTGGTGATTTATCTGCTGAAATTTCTAACAGAATCGTTGATGTTGACGCTGAAGAATCTAGAGCTATTTCTGCTGAAGGTTCATTGGATGCTAAAGTATCTGTTGAAACATCTCGTGCAATCTCCGCTGAAGGTTCAATCGCTGCTGGTTTATCAACTGAAATCGTTGATCGTTCAAACGCTGTATCTGCTGAAGCATCTGCAAGAGTATCTGGTGACGCTTCTTTATCTTCTGCATTGAGTGTTGAGGTTTCTAATAGAATCGCTGATGTTGATGCTGAAGAATCAAGAGCTATCGTTGCTGAAACTTCATTACAAAACAATATTGACGCTGAAGCATCTGTAAGAGTTGTTGGTGATGAAAGTTTAGAAGCTGCTATGAGTGTAGCTGACGCTTCTTTAGATTCTAAAATTTCTAGTGAGACTGCAAGAGCTGAATCTGCTGAGTCTTCATTGGAAGATAGAATTGACTATATTGTATCTAATGTTGATCCTGCTGCTTTGGATTCATTAACTGAAATCGTTGGTGCGTTCCAATCTGCTGATGGTGACCTTAATGGTGCAATCACATCTTTGGCAACAGCTGCCGCTTCTTCATTGTCTGCTGAAGCATCTCGTGCAGAATCTGCTGAAGCTTCATTGGCTTCTGATTTGTCAACTGAGGTTGCTGATCGTATTGCTGATGTATCAATTGAAGAAGCTGCTCGTATTTCTGGTGACGTATCTTTGGCTACTGACTTGTCAACTGAAGTTGCTAGCCGTGAAGCTGCAATTTCATCTGAAGTAGTTGCTCGTGTATCTGGTGATGCTTCTGTAATGGCATTGTTGTCATCTGAAATCGTTAACAGAACTGCTGACGTTGATGCTGAAGAATCAAGAGCAATGAGCGCTGAAGCTTCATTGAACTCAGGTTTGTCTGCTGAAATTTCAAACAGAGTTGCTGATGTTAACGCTGAAGAATCTGCTCGTATTTCTGCTGATTCATCATTGGCTGCTGACTTATCAACTGAAATTGATGGTTTAGCTGATGCTGATGGAACAACGATTGAACTTGACACTGTAAATAATGTTATCCGATTGAAAGAGGAAATTGCTGCTCCAACATCTGGACAGTATACATTCAATAGTAATATTGAAGTTTCTGGAGATCTTACAGTTGGTGGTGTTAATGTAATGGATGAAATCAGTTCAGAAATCTCTAACAGAATCGCTGATGTTAATGCTGAAGAATCTGCTCGTATTTCTGGTGATGCTTCAATTATGGCGGCATTATCTTCAGAAATTGCAAGAGCTGAATCAGCTGAAGATTCATTAGAGATTGCATTGTCAACTGAAGTATCTTACTTAATTGCTAATACAGATCTTACATCAATTGATTCATTTGCTGAAGTATCAAATGCAGCATCTGCTGAAGTATCTCGTGCAGAATCTGCTGAGTTATCATTGGCAAATGATTTCGCAAATATCTACTTTAGAAATGCTGGTGTTGCTGAAACTGCTAACGGTATTATTACTGAATTTACATTCAATAATGAACTTAGAGCTGGTTCACAAGCGGTATACTTGAATGGTCTATTACAAGATGCTGGTGATTATACAATCACTACTACATCTGTAACATTCGCTAACGCTCCACTTGCTGGTGATAAAGTTGCTGTTTACGGTATGTATTAATAACTTAAAGTGAATATTGGGAAGGATGAAATACTCCTTCCCATATTTATTATAAACCAAAATAATAAAAAACTATGACACAAGGAAAATTAAGAGTCAAAGGTGTTGCGGCTTCAAATCCGGTAGATGCTGACGCGCAAGCGTTCATAACGGCAGCCGGTATTACGGACACAACACAAAAATCTGCAATCAATACATTGGTTGTTAACTTAAAGGCTTATGGTATATGGACAAAGATGAAAGCGGTTTATCCTTTTGTAGGTGGTACAGCTACAAGTCACAAATTTAACCTAAAAGACCCACGCGATTTAAATGCTGCGTTTAGATTGGTGTTTAATGGTGGTATTACACACACCTCAAATGGTGTTCAAGGTAATGGTATTAATGGATATGCGGATACTAATTTAAGTCAAAGCTTATTATCTCAAAATTCAACACATTTAAGCTTTTATTCAAGGACAAATATTAATACAAACCAAGCGGAAATTGGTATTCATAATGGGTCTTATAATTTAATGCAAATTAGGGTTAATGGAACGGGGTATTATTTAATAAATACACCTGGTTTACCAACAGTTTCAGAAACAGATTCAAGAGGTTTTTTCATAGGAAATAGACAATCATCAAATGATATAGATGTATGGAAAAATGGAGTGAAAAACCTTAACGGAACAACTGCAAGTGGAGTAGTTGGAAATGGTAATTTATTTATTTTGGCTTATAACAATATTGCTGGAGGAGGAGGTGCAAGTTCATTTTCAACAAAACAATCTACATTCGCCTCAATCGGAGATGGTTTAACAGATGCAGAAGCGGCTAACTTTTACACTGCTGTTCAAGCTTTCCAAACAACTTTAGGACGCTCAATAGGAACGCAAACAGTAAGTGATGCTGATGCACAAGCATTTATTAATGCTGCTGCAATAGATGACCAAGTACAAGCCAATGCAATTAACAACCTTGTAATAGGAT